GAAAAATCGACCCTACATTCTATCCTGTCATTTTCGGTGCTGATGATAACGAGGACTGGACAAGTCCGAAGGTCTGGAAAAAATGCAATCCATCTCTGGGTGAAACTATCGGAATGGATAAAGTTAAAACCGCTTGCGAATCAGCAAAGCAAAATCCGAGTGAAGAGAACTCGTTTCGACAGCTAAGACTTAATCAGTGGGTTAAGCAGGCTGTTCGTTGGATGCCGATGGACAAATGGGATAAATGTTCCTTTGCAGTCGATGAAAATGACCTCTGCGGACGGGTTTGTTACGGTGGACTTGATCTTTCAAGCACAACGGATATTACCGCATTTGTGCTTGTATTTCCTCCGCTTGATGAAGAGGATAAGTATGTTATTCTTCCGTATTTTTGGATACCCGAGGATACGCTTGATTTGCGTGTAAAGCGTGACCATGTTCCGTATGATGTGTGGGAGCGACAGGGATATTTGCAGACCACGGAGGGTAATGTTATTCACTACGGCTACATAGAAAAATTCATTGAAAAGCTCTGTGAGAGATTTAACATTCGAGAGATTGCATTTGACCGTTGGGGTGCGGTTCAGATGGTACAGAACCTTGAGGGTATGGGATTTACCGTTGTTCCATTTGGGCAGGGATTCAAGGATATGTCTCCTCCGACCAAGGAACTTATGAAACTGACGCTTGAACAGCGAATTGCACACGGCGGTCACCCTGTACTTCGATGGAATATGGACAATATCTTTGTCAGAACAGACCCTGCCGGCAACATAAAGGCAGACAAAGAAAAATCCACGGAGAAAATTGACGGTGCAATTGCTACAATTATGGCACTTGACAGAGCAATTCGCTGTGGAAACAATAACTGTGCATCGGTTTATGATGACAGAGGATTGTTGTTTATATGACATCAGTAAATTTTTATGCAGATATATATGAGCATAAAAAGTAAATATATTTTTCAAAGCATCTCAAAAGAGGTGTTTTTCTTTTGCCCATTTTACGAAAGAGTGGTGGTTTTATGGGTATTTTAAGCGGTTTGTTTCGTTCACGAGATAAGCCGAAAAGCAGCACATCGGGCAGTGGTTACCGATTTTTCTATGGTCAGAGCAGTGCCGGCAAATGTGTATCAGAAAGAAGTGCAATGCAGATGACTGCGGTATACGCCTGCGTAAGAATTTTGTCCGAGGCGGTTGCAGGACTTCCTCTCCACCTTTACAGATACAATTCTGGCGGGAGCAAAGAAAAGGCACTTGAACATCCGTTGTATTTTCTTTTGCACGATGAGCCTAATCCCGAAATGACTTCATTTGCTTTTAGAGAAACCTTGATGACTCATCTGCTTTTGTGGGGCAATGCCTATGCACAAATCATAAGAAATGGCAAGGGCGATGTTGTTGCACTGTATCCTCTTATGCCGAACAGAATGGCAGTTGACAGAGATAAAAACGGTAATCTTTACTATCAGTACAACACAAGCTCCGATGACGCAAGAACAATGAAAGGTGCAACGGTAAGGCTTTCACCGTATGAGGTTTTGCATATTGCCGGACTTGGATTTGACGGACTTGTCGGATACTCGCCTATTGCAATGGCAAAGAACGCAATCGGTCTTGCCATTGCCGCCGAGGAATACGGTAGTAAGTTCTATGCAAACGGTGCGTCACCCAGCGGTGTGCTTGAACATCCGGGTACGCTTAAAGACCCGTCAAAGGTTCGTGATTCGTGGAATGCCGCCTTTGCGGGAAGCGGCAACAGTCATAGAGTTGCCGTGCTTGAGGAGGGACTGAAGTACACACCGATTTCAATTTCGCCGAACGAGGCACAGTTCCTCGAAACCAGAAAATTTCAGATAGATGAGATAGCTCGAATTTTCAGAGTGCCTCCGCATATGGTGGGTGACCTTGAAAAATCGAGCTTTTCTAATATTGAACAGCAGTCACTTGAATTTGTGAAGTACACACTTGAGCCGTGGATAGTGCGTTGGGAGCAGTCAATTTTCCGCTCCTTGCTTTCAAGAAATGAAAAAAG